AGTTGTGAGATGATGGCAAGAGAGTTAGCCATTTATATTAGAGGTAAATATCCAGATCGTAATATAGCTATTGAGGTCTCTGAAGATGGAGAGAATGGCTGTAGATTAAACTTTCCTGTTGAAAAAAATTCTAGTTAGAGTATAATACTATTATAAATAAAAGTATAACCAACATGGAGAAATCGATGAAGAAGTTTAAAGATGTTAGAGAACAAATGGATGTTGATAAAAAACATGCTGAAAATAAAAAAAAATTTCAGTCTCTTCATAGAAAAGCTAAATCAAAAGGTGGACAAGTTCATGTTGATTATACCGACGAAAAGGGTAAAAAACAAACTGGTCGGTATAATGGTATGATGAGAATGGGTGCACATAGCTATGCTAAAATTGAACCACATCATGGTAGAGGTCCAATGACAGCTCTACCTATTCATCAAGCTGATAATATTCGACACGTTCAAAAATAACTGAAATAAATATTTGAGAGGTATATTATGATTGACTTTTGTCATATCTCTCCGACAGCTTATCTGTCGGGATTCACACACAGTAATGGAGCTCATCTTTTATTAGCTCATCTTGTAGAAGAAGATGAACAGTATAGAAAATACTATGCTGAGCTCAATGATGGTAAATATAAAATTATGGATAATTCTGCTTTTGAAATGTATAAGCAGGGTAAACCTATGTATGATCCAAGTAAGTTAGTTGACATGGGTCTTTCAGTAAAGGCAGACATGATTGTAATGTCTGATTATCCTAATCAAGAATCTATGGAAACTATTGAAGCTGCTACTATTCAAGCTCCTGTATTTAAACAATATGGATTTAAAACCTTCTTTGTACCACAATCTAAAATAAATGATTATGAAGATTATATGTATGGTATGAAGTGGGCATTAGAAAGTGATCATGTAGATAGAATTGGATTATCTATATTAGGGTGTCCTAATGCATTTGGTGTAGAAAATAATAATAATTTACAAAGATATTTGTCTCGTTGGAAAATTCTTTCTGATATGGAAAGTCGTGGATGGTTAGATGAAGATAATTCATTTAAGAAATTTCATTGTTTAGGAATGGTAGATGGTCCTAATGAAATAGAACTTCTTTGGCCATATTCAAATAATATAGCAACATGGGACTCTTCTGCAGCTGTATGGGCAGGTCTTAATGGAATAAGATTTGATAATTCTCCAACAGGTTTAATAAATGGTAAGTTTGAAAAAGAAGTTGACTTTGATATGACTGGAGATCTTGAAGTTGACATAATTAAAAATGTAATGTATAATATAGAATACATTAATACATTATGCGCAGGAGAAAGACCTAATGACGATTCATTACAAAAGGAATGAAGATAAAATCATAGCTGGTATCAAAACTTATATTGATGCTACATATGAACAACATTATATGGGATCTAACAATCGTGATGTAGTTGACGATTGGGAAGATATGGGAATTGCTAAAGAAATATATATTGGCAATATAGTTAAATATGTAAAAAGATTTGGTAAGAAAGAAGGATATAATCCTAAAGATATTATGAAGATTATTCATTATAGTATATTCTTATTAAATGAACTTGATAATGAAAAGAGGAAATCTAATGTCGATGATTAATATTGGTAGTACAGATTCACTATCTGTACTTACAGCTATACAGCAAGGTGATATTCAACCCAATGCTGTAGACCTTCGAGTAGGTAAAATATTTAAAATAAAAAGTAATGATTTCACAATTGATGAAGAACAAAAAGTTCATAGAGGATCAATGTCTGAATCTATTCGAGGAGATGGATATTGGCATCTAGATCCTGGTACATATGAAATTATTATGGAAAATGTTATTACAGTTGGAGATGAAGAAGCTGGTTTTGTAATTACTAGATCTACACTAAACCGTAATGGTGTATTTTTAACTAGTGGATTATATGATACAGGTTATAATGGAGTTATGGCTGGAGTCATGCATGTTAACTGTGGACTAATGAAGATTAAACCTGGAACTAGAGTTGGTCAATATCTTAGTTGGAAAGCTCAAGCTCTTTCTAAATATGATGGTGACTATGGTATTAACAAAGAACATGATAAAAAATATTCATGAGCTGGAGGTAAAATTGACTCAATCATTAAAAGAAAGAAACAGACAAAGAGATCAAAGACATATAACATTACATACTTTACAAAAAGAAATAAATGATCTTAGAGTCAGGTTGAAACAATTAGAAGAAGATGTAGCATATAAACAGAAGGATTAATTATGTCAATAATGGATAAATTGAAAAAGAATAGTAAAGTTAAATTTACTGAAGTTCTTTCTGAATCCAAATTTTTTAACGATAAGGATATGGTACAAACAAACGTACCTATGATGAATGTAGCTTTATCTGGTTCTATTGATGGTGGTCTTGCTCCTGGTCTTACAGTATTAGCTGGACCATCTAAACACTTTAAAACTAGCTTTGCATTAATTATGGCATCATCATATTTGGCAAAATATCAGGATGCAGTATTATTATTTTATGATTCAGAATTTGGTTCACCTCAAGAATATTTTGAAACATTTGATATTGACACTAATAGAGTTTTACATACTCCAGTTACAAATGTAGAAGAGCTAAAGTTTGATCTTATTGCTCAGTTAGAAGGATTAGAACGTAATGATAAAGTGATTATTATTATTGATTCAGTTGGTAACTTAGCATCTAAAAAAGAATTAGAAGATGCTGTTAATGAAAAGTCAGTTGCTGATATGTCAAGAGCAAAAGCTCTCAAAGGTCTTTTCCGTATGTGTACTCCTTACCTAAATATGAAGAACATACCAATGATTGCTGTTAATCATACATACAAAGAAATTGGTTTGTTTCCTAAAGATGTAGTATCTGGTGGAACTGGAATTTATTATAGTGCAGATAATATTTGGATTATAGGTAGAAGACAAGATAAACAAGGTACTGAAATAAAAGGCTATCATTTTGTAATTAATATAGAGAAGTCAAGATATGTTAAAGAAAAGTCTGCAATACCTATTAGTGTTTCTTGGGAAGGTGGAGTACAACAGTGGTCTGGTTTGCTTGAGGTTGCTCTCGATGGTAAATATGTTGCTAAGCCGTCTAATGGCTGGTATTGCACAGTTAGCCAGGAGACTGGGGAATTACTTGAACCAAAAGTACGAGAAAAAGATACATTGAACGAACAGTTTTGGAAACCTATTTTAGATAATACTAATTTCAAACAATATGTAACTGAAAAATTTAAATTAGTTGGAAATAATGAAAGAGCTAATTGAACTAAAAGATTATGAACTTATTCCTGATTCTAAAAATAATGAACTATGGAATGTAAGAATATTATCTGGTCAATATACAGAAACTGTTTTAAAATTTGGTACGATTAGTTTTAACAGAGCTGGGAAAAATACATTGTCATATAATTTTGATCTTGTATATTCTCCCGACTCTGAATTATCTGTTGACAATATTGAGTTACAGGAGTATGCTGGTATACTATTAGAAGCAATAATCCGAGATGGTATTGATACCGGATCTGTGCTTTGGGGTACCCATGAAGACTAACTTAGAACAAATAATATTAAAAAATATTCTTACTAATGAACAATATATGCGGAAAGTACTTCCGTTTATTAAACCAGATTACTTTGAAGGAATATATAGAATTTTATTTAAAGAAGCTGGTAAGTTTGTTTCTAAATATAATAAGCTACCCACTAGTGATTCATTTAAAGTAGAATTAGATCAAACAACTATTTTATCTGATGAACAATATACTATGGCAATGGACATTGTTCCATTATTATTTGAAAAGGATAGTTCTGACGAACAATGGTTATTAGATAGTACTGAAAAGTGGTGTCAAGACAGAGCCATCTATAATGCTATTATGGAATCTATTTCTATTATAGATGGTAAACACCAAACACTAACAAAGAATGCTTTACCTGATCTTTTACAAAAAGCATTGGGAGTAGCATTTGATAGAAATGTAGGACACGATTATGTTGAAAATGCAGAACAACGATTTGAGTTTTATCACACCGAAGAAGATAGAATCCCATTCGACCTTGAATTCTTTAATAAGATTACAAAGGGTGGAGTCCCTAACAAAACTCTTAATATTGCTCTCGCTGGTACCGGTGTCGGTAAGTCTCTTTTTATGTGTCATGTTGCTGCCTCATCTCTCGTAGAAGGACGAAATGTCTTATATATAACTATGGAGATGGCTGAAGAAAGAATAGCTGAACGTATTGATGCTAATCTTCTTAATATACCTATTGATCAATTAGAAAATGTACCTAAGACTGATTTTACATCTAAAGTAGAAAAATTAGGAAAGAGTACAAATGGTAAATTAATTATTAAGGAGTATCCAACTGGATCAGCTCATTCAGGTCACTTTAGAGCTTTATTAAATGAATTAAAATTAAAAAGACAATTTGAACCCGATGTAATTTTTATTGACTATCTAAATATATGTGCAAGCTCTAGAATGAAAGGAATGGGTGGTGCAATCAATTCATACACGTACATTAAAGCAATTGCTGAAGAGTTACGTGGCCTTGCAGTCGAATACGACGTACCGATCTTCTCTGCAACGCAAACGACTCGTTCTGGTTTTTCTAACTCGGATATTGGGCTTGAAGACACAAGTGAGTCTTTTGGATTACCCGCTACCGCGGATCTAATGTTTGCTATTATTTCTACTGAGGAACTAGAGCAAGCTGGTCAGCTAATGGTTAAACAATTGAAGAATCGATATAATGATCCAACTTTCAATAAAAGATTTGTTATTGGTGTAGATAGAAGTAAAATGAGATTATATGATGTTGAACATACTGAACAAACATTAACAGATGATACACCTGTATTTGATAACACAACAATGAACGAAAGGTTCAAAGAATTTAAAATATGAAATTTTTTTTAGTCGTATCATTTTTAATGACAAATTATACAATTGATAGACCTATATTTTTATTCTCAAATCCTAATTTTGAAACACATACAGAGTGTCAAAGGTATGTTGATGTTATGCATATAAAAATATATCAAAAAGCTGCTGCAGCATATAAATTTCAATATACACCAGAAGCTATATATTGTATAACAAGAGAGGAAGTAAAAAATTTATTTAAACAAAAAACACCAAAAAAGACTGAGACTCAAACATGAAAGTAACATTAATTAGTTTTTCACAACCTACAAACAGATTTAGATTGGAGAATGGTTTAAATGAAAAATCTTACAATTCAGAAGAGCTTGTATCGTATTGTGCCCGTGTATCCAATCCATCAAACCAAGCCAACCAAAAAACAGCGCCAAGACTTTTGTCATATCTCATTAAAGAAAAACACTGGTCTCCGTTCGAAATGGTATCAGCTTGCCTTGAGATAGAAACAACAAGAGATATAGCAAGACAAATTTTAAGACATAGATCATTTTCATTTCAAGAGTTTTCTCAAAGGTATGCTGAACAAACTGATTATACTAATTTTAGAGATACTCGTCTTCAAGATACAAAAAATAGACAAAATAGTGTTGAAACAGACAATGTCGATCTTAAAATGGAATGGATGAAAAGACAAGCAGAAGTATCACTTGCTGTAAAAAATTCATACAGTTGGGCTTTAGAAAATGGTATTGCAAAAGAACAAGCTCGAGCAGTTTTACCAGAAGGATTGACATCTTCAAGAATGTATATGAATGGAACTCTTCGTTCATGGATACATTATATTGAATTAAGATCTGGTCACGGTACTCAAAAAGAACATATGGAAGTAGCAAGAGCATGTGCAAAAGCACTTGAACCTGTATATCCAATTATAAAAGAATTCGTTAACGAATAAATCAACCTCTAAAACAAGAAAGGAACACTGATGAAATCATTCATTAAAACTATGACATTTTTTATTTTGTCATTATTTTTATTTTCAACCTCATATGCTGCTCCACTAAAAGTGGGTTTTATATATGTAGGTCCAGTTGGTGACCATGGCTGGACATATATGCATGATCAAGGTCGATTATTAATTGAAAAAGAGTTTGGCGATAAAGTAGAGACTAGTTACATTGAAAGTGTAAAATATGGTCCAGAAGCAGAACAAGTCATTAGAAGTATGGCTCAATCTGGTATGGATATTATTTTTGCAACATCGTTTGGTTATATGGAGCCAATGTTAAAAGTTGCAAAAGAGTTTCCAAACGTAAAGTTTGAACATGCAACAGGTTATAAAACTAATGATAATATGGCTGTATATTCTTCCAAGTTTTATCAAGGAAGATACATTCAAGGAGTTATTGCTGGCCATATGAGTAAAAAAGGAAAAGCTGGATACATTGCTTCATTTCCTATTCCAGAAGTTATTAGAGGTATAAATGCATTTTACTTAGGTGCAACATCAGTTAATCCTGATTTTGATATAGATGTTGTTTGGGTAAACTCATGGTATGATCCAATTAAAGAAGGTGATGCAACAAAAGTATTAATTAGTCAAGGTGCTGATATTATTACACAGCATACTGATTCTCCATCTCCATTACAAACTGCTGCAAAATATGATGGTGTAATGGGTTTTGGTCAAGCATCAGATATGATTAAGTTTGCTCCTAAAACTCAGCTAACTTCAATTATTGATGATTGGGGTCCATACTATGTGGCAAGAGTAAAAGCTGTGTTGGATGGAACATGGAAGTCAGCTGATACATGGGGTGGTATGGATACAGGTATGGTGAAGATGGCACCATACACAAATATGCCAGAAATATTAAAAGTAGCTGCTGAAGATTTAGAACAAAAAATCAAAAGTGGTGAACTTGATCCTTTTGGAGGTAAGTTTACTATTGGAGAACTTTTATCAATGGAGGATTATCTTCCAGGCATTGATGCTATAAAACCTTAGATTTTTAGTTATAAATAATAGTATCGTTCATCTATTCATATAGACGGAAGTAAGCATAATGCTGAAGGAACGCACTCAAACTGGTAAAACTAGGGAGGGTGTTATGAATACGATAGTTTACCAACTAAGAAAACTAATCAAACAATCTGCGAGAGATCAGAAGATAAAAATTCTGTTAAGTCGACCACGATTGAGAACGGTATAACGAAGGGGGCATGAGCCCCCTTTATCAATTTGGCTCTGGAGGGTGGACTCGAACCACCACGTCTAGCTGAAGACAATAGGGAAACAACCTATCGCGTCTACCTTTTCCGCCACTCCAGATTAATTATTTTTATCTAAAGCTGCAATCATTCTTGTCATACCAATTCCACCACCAACTCGTGGAAAGAAATCAAACTTTAAAAATTCTTCTAGTTCTGCTTCA